AACGACATTCTAGCAATGATCCGTGCTAGACAAAATAAAACGGCATAAGGTATTAGGGGGAGGTATCTCCCCCTATTAGGAGAATAACCATGACATTACCAGACGAAAGATATCGTTCCTTAAAGCAAGGTAAAAAACTATTGGAAGAATTATGTGATCCAGGTAAGACACCTAGGGTACCAGGCATTATCCGTGAACGTGCTAGAGGCGCATTGCGACACTATCCCAATGACTATGAAATAGACATGATGGCAGACCAATGTCCCGATTTACTTGATAAAATTGCATATACTGATAGAATACGATTAAACGGTACAATAAACAGATAACAGGAGAATAACTTGGCTAAGCCATTTGATGTAAGTAAATTCCGCAAGGATATAACAAAAAGTATTGATGGTCTGTCTATTGGGTTTAATGACCCAACTGATTGGATCTCGACAGGAAATTATGCTCTCAACTACCTCATTAGCGGTGATTTTAATAAAGGCGTCCCTCTTGGTAAAGTTACTGTCTTTGCCGGAGAATCAGGAGCAGGAAAAAGTTTTATCTGCTCAGGGAACCTTGTTAGACACGCACAACAACAAGGCATCTTTGTTGTCTTAATTGACACAGAGAATGCGTTAGATGAAGCCTGGCTACATGCTTTAGGTGTAGATACAGGTGAAGATAAATTATTGAAACTAAACATGGCTATGATTGATGATGTAGGTAAAACTATTTCAGAATTCATGAAGTCATATAAAGTATTGCCAACAGAAGATAAACCTAAAGTATTGTTTATCATTGACAGTCTTGGTATGCTATTGACACCAACTGATGTGAATCAATTTGAAGCAGGTGATATGAAAGGTGACATGGGTCGTAAGCCTAAAGCACTAACAGCACTTGTTCGTAATTGTGTTAACATGTTTGGTAATCACAATGTAGGATTAGTTGCTACTAATCACACATACGCAAGTCAAGACATGTTTGACCCTGATGATAAAATCAGTGGTGGTCAAGGTTTCGTTTATGCAAGTAGTATTGTAGTTGCTATGAAGAAACTTAAACTTAAAGAAGACGAAGACGGTAACAAGATTAGTGATGTACGTGGTATTCGTGCAAGTTGCAAGATTATGAAAACACGCTACGCTAAACCCTTTGAATCAGTACAAGTTAAGATTCCTTATGAAACAGGTATGAGTCCTTACTCAGGCATGCTTGATATGATTGAGAAGGCTGAACTTGTTAAGAAAGAAGGTAACAGTCTTGTCTATACTACACTTGATGGTGAAATCATTAAAAAGTTTCGCAAAGCATGGGAAGCAAATACTGATGGTTGCCTAGATAAAGTTATGGCAGAGTACACACAAAAAACAAACTCAAAGATAAGTACTGTAACACCTGAGGAGGAAACAGAATGAGTTTGAGTTTAATTTCAGAAGTATGGGAAGTACTATGCGACCATATTGATTTAAACGACCGTGCAGAGGCAGCTGACGCATTGGTTACTTATCTAATGGAAAACAACTATGAAGTTGATGATATCAAAGATGCATTTAGTGATAAAATAATTACTAAGGCATTAAAAGGATATGCAGAAGAAAACTTTGTAGAAGATGAGTACGATGAAGACGAATACGAAGAAGACGATTACAACGACAACGACAACGATTGGGATTAAATGAACTGGTACACACGTATCACGTATGATTTAAGTGTCATACCTGATTTCATAACACACTATGAATCAGAGTTAACGTCGGCAAAAAACGAAGTAAAGATTAGCGGAAATGTTGAAAAAAACATTGCCGCTATTCCGGGTGTCACAGAACACCGTTTCAATCAGTTACAAGAAATAGAGGCAGTACTAAACTACCTTAACATTCAATTACGGAAAATTCGCCGAAAACATTTTCAAAAATATTTAGAAGCGTATAATAGAGCATTGACAAGCCGTGATGCTGAAAAGTATGTTGATGGTGAAGATGAAGTCATTGATTTTGAAGTATTGATTAATGAGGTAGCATTACTAAGAAATAGTTGGTTAGGTATATTAAAGGGACTTGAAGCCAAACAATGGCAAATGGGTCATATTGTTAGATTAAGAACTGCTGGAATGGAAGATATAATCATATGAGTTACAATGGAAGAGGTACTGTGCAAATCACCGGACATAATCATCCTAATGTTGTTATTGCTGGTCAGGGTTTATCAATCAGTGGTAGCCCCTCAATATCAGTAAATGGTCAAGGTCAATTGTCTAGCATTGGATTGGGTAATCTAACACTTGGTGGAAATGCATCACATGATAAACTTGAGTCAATGCTTAGTAGTATGCGTATGAATCAGGTTAAGAGATATGAAGTATTTGAAAGCCCTGAAGATTTGCTAATATTAAGTGTTGTTTGGCATAAGATAAGAAAAGCAGGTAATCATATTATTCCTCGCCCATCATCATTAACAGATAATACTTTATTTGAAAATATTGAACCTTGTGATAGAGAACGTGCAAAAGAAATTCGTGACTATTATAGCAAAAAGTTTATGGTTTTTGCATTGAAGGATCACAAGTTATCAGCCTTTAGAAAAGATTTAAATTCATTTATTCATAGTGATGGGAAAATCTTTAAGGAAGAAATGATGCCATTGGTGTATCGCTTGCCTGAATTTTATGAGTATGATATTGGTTTCGATGATATGGTTATGATGAATGAATTAACTAAAAAATTTGAACCAACTGATAATTTTTCAAAAACAGTAAGGCTTAATCCTTTAACTAAATTGATTGTAAAAAAGAGAACAAGTAAGTTTACTGAATATTGGTTAAAAGATGATTCTAAAAAAATGTATAAATTGGAAATCCCATTGGATAATAAATTAGCACATTTATGGGAATATTTCTTTGAACAAACTGAGGTCCCTATTCAAGGTTACTATAAATACTCTACAAAAGATGGAGTAGATTATTACCATATTAAAAATTGGGAAATTGATTTCACAGCACTATGAATTTAACCACAGTTGAGGGGCCTTATATGTATAACGCAGTAATTGATTTTACTGATGTTAATCCTCCCCTTCCTATTAATCCTGTTATTAATGAAGAAAAAACTAAACAGTATCATGTTCCCATTAGAATAAACGACCGGCAACAACCATTTGTGCATAGGTCTATTGTAGATTGTGATAACATGATACAAATCAATAAATGGACAAAAGATTTTATTTATGATATTATTCTTCCTAAACTAAATGAACACGAACACTTTAAATACTATCATACACAGCCCTTATCTTTTATAAAGGATAATATAATAATTGGGTCAACTCTAATAAAAGATTCAGTTGGATTTAGTCAGGCTATACATACTGATCCTCATCATACTGTATTAGCAGGTGTGGTACATTTACAAGATGCTATTGATTGCGGTACTACCTTTTATGCACATAATCCAAATACCGGAGAGTGGACACAAAAGCATCAAAGTCCCTCAAAAAAATTTTCAGGTAGCGTTTGGGGTAATATGCCAAACTCATGGCACGGGGTACCTGTAACTACAAGTGAACGGTTAATATATCTTATTAATTGCATTTGGAAATTAAATTATTGACAATAAATCCGTTATCACATATAATACATATTCACTAACAAAAAGGAGTTTATATGACAGTTTGGACATGCACAAAATGTAGAAAATGGCACTGGAAATATAACCCCTGTCCCAAAGACAGTAAGTAATTAGTACTACAAAAGTTGTTGTGTAAAAGCAACAACTTTTTAGTCTCAATTATTTGACAATAAATCCATTTTAGACTACAATACTTGTATTGACACTAACAAAACGGAGCTGGTATTATGAGTTATAAAATCGTTGCTGACAAGTACCAAATGGATGAAATGCGTACCAAGTATGGCCCACGCAAAGGTCTAGAAGGTCCGTTCAATTTTAGCGGTCGAGTGTTGTATTATGACAACAAAGAAGGTCAGTACTATGATCCTAGGACTGATTTTTATGTAGAGCAGGATGAGATGAACCTCATTCACAATCAATTAATTGCAAAACTTTGAAAGGACACAAAATGTCAAAGATGGCTGAATTGGATATGGAAATTCGTATTATGTTGGATCATGGTAGTTGCCCCGAGCAAATCGCCAGAACATTGGATATTCCAGTAGAAATGATTGATGACGTATTGGAATCAGTCTACGATGAATTATATAGCCCTTTTGCAACAGCCAACTCCTAAATTTGACAATAAATCGTTTTGGGCTTATAATACTTGTATTGATTAACTAAACGGAGCATATAAATATGTCAACGATTCGCATTCTTTCTGGGTCATATCGCAATCAGCCAGTAGCAGGTGAAGTGTTTACTCTAGTCAAGGGTTTTCAAACAGGTAAAAAAGGCAGTTTTGTTACTGTAAAAAATGATGGGCAATTTGCAATTGCAATTGATGAAGTTAAAGTTAAAGTAGATAGTATTGAAGACATTCAATTTTTAAATGGAGAAGCCGTGAAAGAAAATACAGTGGAGTTTAAAAAAGTGCAGACTGAAGTTAAAGAAACTGAGGTAGAGGCTATGGATCGTATTGCAACACGTTTTGCGGTGCTTGATGAAATGTCTAAGGCATGTATCAGTGGTGATATTCGTGCTATGATTGTTTCAGGCCCCCCTGGTGTTGGTAAATCATACGGGGTTGAAACACAAATGGAAAAGGCTAGCATGTTTGACAAGATTGCTGGCAAGAAGGTCCGTTTCAATATTGTCAAAGGTGCTATGACAGCACTGGGCTTGTATGCACAATTGTACAAGTACAGCGACAAAAAGAATGTATTGATTTTCGATGACTGTGACAGCGTTTTTAGTGATGAGTTGGCATTGAACATTCTCAAGGCTGCACTGGATTCAGGCAAAACACGTAAGATTTGCTGGAACAGTGATTCACGTTTGTTGAAAGATGAAGGTATTCCTAACATGTTTCACTTCAACGGTAGTGCAATTTTCATTACAAACATTAAGTTTGACAATGTGAAAAGCAAAAAAATGCAGGATCACTTGGAAGCATTGCAATCACGTTGTCACTTTTTGGACCTCACTATTGATAGTGAGCGTGACAAGATGTTGCGTATCAAACAGGTCCATCGTGATGCTGATGGTGGCTTGTTC